CATCAATACCTATAAGCTCAGCATACACGCTGTATAAAGGAGCGTCAGCTGGATCATTTGATCTGATAAAAACTTCTTTTACTCTAGCATCAAACTCAAAAGCTTGGCCACCATCAACCAAAAAGTAATTTCCTATATTAACACCATTCTCGGTGAATCCAACTCGAATATGTTGGCCTACTGACCCATGATTCCACATGCTTAAACGCTTAGTGATTTTAGAAAATTTATAATTAGTTACAGCTCCAGACGCTAATGCATAAGAAGAAGTGACCCATGGGAGACCTGAACTTATAAATTCATTGGCTGAATTGTAACCAATTCGAGGGTCCTTAAGTCCCATCACTTACCTCCAAAAGAAATAATATCATTTAATATTCTGTCTATTCTATCAGATTTATTAAACACTTTTTGAAGTTCAGCAGAAGTGATTCTGCGACCTTCTGGCAGCATGAACGCGCCCGGCGTCGATGGCTCTGATACATAGTCCCAACAAATTAATTGGAAATCATCTTGAACGATATGATAATCACCCTGTTTTTTTGTAGAACCAACTCCACGAGATGAAATTCCTAATTTGACGCCTGATTCAACAAGAGACTGAAGAATCTTTCCAGACGGTGTGTCAAGGATTTCTACGGTACCATAGACTACTCCATTTTCGAGGTATGCTTCTCTCACAATATGAGAAACATTTTTTAAATTTACGACAGAAGAGTCTGGGTGATCCAATTCTCCTAAAGCACGATTTTCTATAATAAATTTTTGGTAATTTCTAATTTCTCTTTCTAAAACGTACTTTGGATAAATACGGCCGTTTTGATTAAGAGTGTCTGCTTTCTGCAAGACGCCTTTCATCATTACTTTACCGTTGTTTTTTTCACGAGATTCTTTGATCATCTCGGGCGTATAATCAAATATCTCGTACGAATTTAATAATCGTAAATCTTTCATTGGCCATTCCCTTCGCTTTCATTAAGCTCTTGGCGTAATGTGGAGTACAGCATAAACTTTGAAACCACTGAATCATCTATTTTATCAAGAGACTCAGAAATAATATTCAATTTTGCATTTTGCATTTTAGAAACTAGAAACTCATTTTCATGATGTTGGTTCACGTATCTGTCAATCTCTTCAAGAAGACCAGATTTTATGGACTCTAATTTTTTCTTGATTGTTAACTGATCATCATGAGCATTGGAAAAAGCATACGCCTTGATAATTTCTCTTTGATCATCATTTAAAGCGCTGGAATATTTTTCGTTCAACTTCTTCATCATCACTTTCATGAGAAGACGGGTCGTTCCAGGCGTTTCATCAATAAGTGTATGGTTTTCTTTTTTCTTTTCAGTTAAAAGCCATTCGCGTAATTGCCCCTCATAATTTGCTATAGAAGCAATGTCTGCAGTCCCCGATGGTTTTCTCCATTCATTTAATAAAGTTTGTATTGTAGCATATAACCGATATTCCGCAACAGGCTGATCATAAAAATTTTCATCATTAATCAAGTGATTAATACTGCGAATTAACAAAGACTTTTCATGATCAAGAGTTGTCACATCTGCAACTTGAGCCGCGGCACGAGCTTCAGTAAGAATAGAAGAAACAACGGAATCAGAGCTCACTGTTGTCTTTACTAAAGAATTAAAAAGTCTAAACTCTTTATAAAGCTGGGTACCCGGTTTGAAATAACGACGCAAAATCCTCAACGCAGTTGAAGACTTTTTCTTATCGCCTTCAACGAGAGCGCTAGAAATAGTTCGAACTAAAAACTCGTATAATAGAGCAGTGTTACGTTTCTTGTTATGAGATCTTGACATCGTTAGACCTTTCAATCTTCTTCTATGATAAGTAGATCAGTGTTTTCTTCGTTAAAAATTTTATTCATACTTTTTTCTTCTGACAACAAGCTCGATGATGAAGCATCGTTGGGAGAAAATTGTAACTTTTGAGACATCCTTGACAAAGTAGAAACCATAGCTTGCGATAACTGAGCTTTGGGTTCAAAGCTTCTTGTCTTTGACTCAAGCTTAAAAATATCTTTAAGCGGATTTTTTGCGGCGTCTCTTAAGAATGATGCATCATGCACATCGTCGTTAAATTTTGACGTCATTTTATAGAAGTCGGGCATATGATCATGCCTCTTTTTTCTTCTTCCTTGATCATATAAGGCTTTTTTTAATGTGGATTGAGGTTTAACAGGTAGCTTGTCTTTTTCAAACAAACTTGGCATGAAATCATCTGGTTCATCCATTGAAGTCAGAAGATCGACGCTGGGTTCTTTTTCTTCGATATCATCTGCAGCGAAGAGATCTTCTTCACCGCCGGCCTCGCCTCCGCCTGCTTCCTCTTCTCCTGCAGCTTCCTCGCCTCCGGCTTCACCACCAGCCTCTTCTTCGTCACCGCCTGATTCTTCAGGAGGCTTTGCATCTTCGATTGCTTGATCTATAATCTTTTCTTGATAACGTTGCTCATCAATCTCTTCGATCTGCTCATCTGTTAATCCCCAGATTACTTTACGAGCAAATTCTTTGCTTCCCATTCCTTCGGGTATGGCGCCAGTGATTTCAAATTTAGAGCGCCAAAGTTCTAGCTTTTGTTGCTGCGCGACGGTAGACGGGTTGGACAATCTTAAAGTAAAGTTTTGAAGATCTTCCGCATCGAAGCCATTAGCGTATAAATGAATTATCGCAAGTTTGTTTAGTTCAGATATAAGAACTTTTTGAATAACGTTAATTGTACGAGAAAAGCGAATGTCTTCTTGTGCTAGAGTCGCTTTTGAAGACAACATCTCATCGTAACCAAGATAGGCTCTTGGAATCTTCAGCGCGGCAAAGAGCTTCTTTTGGATATAGGCAACGTCCTCGACTGCGGCGGCGTTTTGACCACCGGCCAAGGTGTCAATCTTTGTTCCGGATTCGCTTCCACGAACAGGTATAAAGTAATCATCTTCGATAGAAAGTGGAGCGTAACGAAGATCGAGGCGACCGGTCGCGCGATCAACCACTTGATTAGTGCGGAGATTTTTTCTTTGTTCCTCGACGTACATCGGTACGTTCTCTGGGGGTATATTCGCAACGTCGATGTAGAAGACGCGGCGCTCGGGAGCGCGAACGACGCGATAAACCAGCATCGCGTCTTCAATAAGGATTAACTGCCTCCAGATTCTTCGAGCAGGTTCAATGACAGACGAACCATAAGGTAAGAACATGTCGTTACCGAGAAGACGAAAGTGCGTAACTTCCCAGTTTTCAAGAGTTCTATTACCTAATGTAACCCAACGATATCTAACAGCAAAAGGATCATTTGGGTCGTAGTTCTCTTCTCGCTCGATCTCATTAACTGGAATTGGAAACGCGTTAATGACGCCGTATTGAGGAGACACATCGTTATAAAGGAAGAAGTCTCCATACTTGACGAGGTTACGGGCCCACGATCGAAGGTTAAACTCTACGTTAAGCGTATTGTAAAAAAGATCCTCTAAAATCTCTTTGATCTTTTCATTGTCAGAATAAACGTGAAGGACTCTACCTTTATCATCTTGTGCGACAGTTTCATCTGCATAAATGTCCATCGCTGCGGCGATTTCAGGCGTGTACTCCATCTCTTGAAAGTCTTGATATCTCATCAAGCGTTCAGAAAGGTTATACGCATTTGCAGTAATAGTCGCGTAAGTAGGAGCTAACGATTTTTGAAACAGCAGTGCACCTGATGACTTTGTTTTATCTGCAACTGCTATTGTTGTATCTAAAGTTCTGATCTTTCTTTTTACTACAGGACCGCTTTTAAAAAGCTTTGAAAGACGTTGAAAGAGTGTTTGATTTTTTTCTTTTGTCATATCGTTATGCCTACTCAATCTTGAGAAAGGCTCTTTCTAAAAGAATATAAATTTAAAACAAGAACCGTATATCTCTTCAAACGATATTAGTTGGTTTTAAGTTAACTTTTTTGACTAGCTTTTTAGGAGCATCAACATATTGCATTGGAGAAGAAACGATTCTTTTAAGAGATTTTTCCATTTCTTCCATATGAGTTCCTAGATCAGCTTTAGACTTTTCTGTTGCGGACTCTTTGAAAGCCTCTAAAGCTTTAAGAAGTTTGCTAGCTGCCATTCCAAGAGAAGCAGCTGAATCTTCTTCATCACCTTCACGAAGTGATTGTATTTCTTCTAAAATAATTCTTCTTAATGTTGTGATACCGATCTTGGCCATTTTGATCCTCTATCGCTAATAGGTATTAAGCAAGCTCGCAATCTTTTTAACGATACAACCATGAAAAATCAGAAACGTCAACATGACGTACCTGAGACGGATCGCGAGGTTTATAAACATCCTTAGAGTTTGGATTTAATCCTCTAATGCTTGGATTTACTAAAGGTTGAGCTTGAGAAATATTCCCAGGCATATTGCTGTTTCTTTCTACTTTAGTGGCTTTTAACATAGCCATAGCCATTGCCGCAGCTTGTTCACTAAAGCCTGAATCGCCTGCAACTAACCACATTGCTATAGCAAGGCTCATAATCAAATCATCATGAGCGTCTTTTGCAGCTTGAGCTCTAGAACCATTCCAGACAAATGCCTGTAATTGATCGTAAAGCCTTTGAGAATAAACTTTAATAACTGAGTTGCGTGTTAACTCCTCCAATTTAGCAAGTATTTGTGAGCGGGTCTTCGTTTGCGTCGAAAACCCGGGAATCGCATTTGGGTCAGTAGGTCGATATTCGAAAGGATCTCCTGATAGACCCTGGTAATATAGTCTAGGGTATCCATCGTCACGAAGTTTTACACATGTGAAATATCCAAAAGTGTTTTGCTCTGGACAAATCAATGCATCATTATACATTTTACCATATTCAAACAACAGATCCGCAAATTTGTCGGGTGGAATTTTCCCCATAAATTCTCCAACAACTTCACATGTTTCATTATCAACGATATGAAAAGTAGAAAAATCTCCTGCGTCGCCACGGGCAACGTCTGCTGCAATAACATATTTTTTTCCTGATTCAGGTCTTCTCCACAACCATACAGCGCTTTGAGGTCCACCCTTTTCTATAGGAGGACGAATTGATTCTCTTAACGCTTCAAGCTCGCTTGGTTGTAGAAACGTATCGCCAGAAGAAATAAAGTCGCAAAGAAACTCTTGAGCAACTTTGCGCTTTGGAAGGTTCTTAGTTTCTTTTGCAAACCAGTCGTCGTCGTGTTCCGGATGCACCCACCATGGAAGTTTGATCGTGTTAAATTCGTTTTGTTTCGTCTCTCCTTCCATCCAAAGACGATAATACTGACCGCCCACACCATTAGGGGTCGATATGATGATTGCGTTACCACCGGTCGACAGTGTAGGATATAGACCTGTCCAGATGTCCTCGAAGTCTCTAATAAACGCAGCCTCGTCGACGATGAGCAACGACAACGCTTCGGAACGGCCTGCGTCAGGTGAGGTTGGTATTGCCGTTATAGTAGAACCATTTGCAAAAGTGATTGACTGTTTTGTCGGTTCAAATTTAGTAAGAAGCAACCACTTTGGAAGACCATCCAACATGATCTTCACTTTTTTGATGAAGTTCATTGCAGTCGAAAGTTTGGTCGCAATGACAAGGATGTTTTTATCTTTCTTAAAAATTGCAAACCAAACTGCATATGCTGCAGTAACAGTGGATAATCCCAGCTGCCTAGACTTAAGGACGATGTTAAATCGATGTTCTTCAAAGTTTTTAACGCAATCATCCTGAAAATCATAAGTTTCAAAGGGTATAAGACCCCGCACAGTGTGCTGGATCTTTACGTAATTTTTCATAAAGTATACAGGGTCTTTTCCGCAGCGGATTATCTCCTGTATCTGTTCATTTCTATTAAGCGGCTTCATCAAGATATTTCAAACTTTGTCTTCCTACGAAAATAGGCTGTCCGCTTAGGATTGTGAACATTAAAGTTGATAATTTCTGCTGAATCGGAA